AGGAACAGTGATAACCCTCAAGCCATGCTACAATCTATCGTTTCTCAGAACCCGCAAATGCAGCAGGTTATGACAATGATAAATTCTTTCGGAGGTGATCCTAAAACTGCTTTTTACAACATGGCTAAACAAAAGGGCGTTGATCCTAACCAAATAATCAACATGCTTAAATAATCAAATCGTTAAATGTGATATAAATTCTGCAGATTTATATAGAAATAATTTTCAGGAGGTATTTTTTATGAATGATGCTTTAACAGCAAGTGATGTTGCTCTGCTGAGTAACAATCGTGACAACGACGACTTCATGGGTTCCTCTTTTATGTGGATCTTCGCCCTGTTGATTCTCGCCGGCGGTGGCTTTGGTAATGGCTGGGGTAACGGCACTAATAACGCTGCTACTCAGGACTTTATCCAGAACGGATTCAATTTTAACGATTTGCAGGATCAGAACAGAGACATCATGACCGCCATTTCAAATGGAACGGCTCAGGCTGTCTCTGCTGTAGACCAGGCAAAGTATGAAAACATTTCGGTAGCTAAGGACATTCAGGCTAACCTGTCTGGTCAGCTTAGCAATATTGCTATGGCTCAGCAGGCTTCGATTGCTAATTCTAATGAATGTTGCTGTAACATTCTTAGGTCGATCGATGGCGTAAATTACAATGCTGCTCAGAATACAGCAGCAATTAACGCCAACACTACTGCTCAGATTCAGAAGCTTATGGACGTTGTTCAGGGTAATCGCATGGCAGATATGCAGAACCAGATCAACCAGCTTCAGCTTCAGAGCGCTATGTGCGGTGTAGTTCGCTATCCGCTGGCAAGCACGTATTACGCGGGCAATAGTCCGTTTATGACTTGCGGTTCTTGCTGCAATAGCTAAACTTTATGTGCGATGTGGGAGTAGTCTTCGGATTGCTCCCTAATTCGTTTTAAGGAGGAAAATTCAAAATGATTGAGGCTTATTCTAAAAACGTAACCGTTACGACTAATTCTACAATTCCTTTGAATAACATTGCTATTGACAAAGGATGCGGAGTGTCAATAAATGGATCTACCATTACATTCAATAAATGCGGCGTATATAAAGTCGTTGTATCAGCAAGCGCACTCGCTACAGTATCCGGTCTGATTTCATTCCAATTGTTTAAAAATGGCGTGGCTCAGGTACAGGCAATTGCGTCAAATACCGCTTCGGATGCAACTTCTTCTCACAACATGTCATTTACAACATTCGTTCAGGTTCCAGTTAACAACTGCCGATGCGATTCGTGCACCTCTCCAACAACAGTAAACATTGTGAATACTGGAGTTGGGGCCACATATGGTAATGTAGACGTTGTCGTAGATAAGATCGACTGACCATGAAGTTTAATGATGATTTTTTAGATGCTCTAGCGGTTGTGTCTTTTATTATAGGTTTAATGAACTATGAGGAAAACCTAACACAGAGCGATAAAGATGATATCATGAAAGGTCTTGACGAGCAAACTGCTTCGATACTAGAGAAGTTGGAAGCGGATCTTAATGCTCAAAACGACATGTTAGCTTATCAGAACATGATGCTAGAACGCATACTTGGTAAATTGGAGGAATCAGAATGAATGTAAAATATTTTAAATGCCAGATTCACGATGAGCTCCACGGTGCAAAAGACTACATCGAAAAAGCCATTGAGATTCGGGCAATGAATCCGACATGGGCTAAAACTCTGTCGGAAATGAGTGCAACTGAACTATCTCATGCAACTCATTTATATGAGATGTTTGAACAGTATTATAAGAAGCTTTCTGATGAATACAGCAAAATACCCGAGTACATTCAGGAAGACAAAGATTATATTGCAAACATGTATGTAGAGAAATCTGCAAAAGTTAAGTATATGCATGAGATGTTTAACAGATAATTAATTTTTTGGAAGGAGTATTCATATGGCCAATGAACTTTATCACCATGGAATACTGGGTATGCGGTGGGGCGTAAGACGGTATCAAAATGAAGACGGAACCCTAACAACTATTGGTAGAAAAAAATATGGAATAGATTCTACTGGAAAGCTGTATGAATCATCATACGATAAACGCGCTATCAAACAAGCTGCGAAACAAAAGAAGAAATCTAAAAAGTTAGTAAAAGCTGCTTTATTTATCACTGGTGTATCTGCCTTAACCGTAGCAGGCATTAATCGTAGTCGATCTAGATCATCAAGTAACAATACTTATGATTTTGTATCGCATATTGCCGATAATATTCCATCTCATATGTCTTATGCATCGTCGTATAATCCATTGCAATTAACCACGACCGCGACATAGGAGGATAAATAATATGATGTATGAAAACAAGTTATATCATCATGGCATTATGGGTCAACGATGGGGTATCCGTCGTTATCAGAATGCAGATGGGTCTCTTACTGCAGCCGGAGAGAAACGCCAGTTAAAAGATCAAAAACGAGAAGCAAAAAAACAAGCAAAAGCCGATTTAAAAACTCGAGATGCAGAAGCCAGGAAACAAGCAGTTATTCGTTCTGGATCCATGGAAGCCGTTATGAGATACCAAAGCACCTTAACGAATGAGGAATTGAGAAAGGCTGTTGAAAGAATCGACATGACCGCACGTCTAAGCGATATTGAGCAAAGGCAGAAAGATAATGCCATGCGATCAGTTAAACGAGTTGCAGATACTGTAAATACGGCGGCTAATTTCGCAACAAATTCTGTAAAAGTTTACAATGTAATAGCTAATACAAGAAATACGTTTACATCTAAAGGGACTAAATGGAAGACTATTCCAGGATCGGATCAAGGTTCTAAGAAGAAAAAGAAATCCAGTAACTCCAAGGATGAGTCATAACGATAAATTCAAAATGGAATAAAAAGAAGGTGAATTCGATGTCGCTATCTAATACAGCAACTCCTAAGTATTATGGTCGATTTAGAGATTCGGTTATTAGAGGAGAAATTCCAGTTAATCAGGAAATCTCTATGGAAATGAATCGAATTGACGACCTGATAGCTAATCCGAGTATCTATTACGACGATGAAGCTGTAGAAGGTTTTATTAGATATTGCGAAGGAGAGCTTACCTTAACTGATGGTTCAGATTTAAATCTACTTGATAGTTTTAAACTTTGGGCTGAACAAATTTTTGGATGGTATTACTTTGTTGACAAGTCTATATACCAACCATACAAGTCTACAAAAGGCGGACGATTTGTAAATGTACGAGTTAAAAGACGACTCATCAACAAGCAATTTCTAATCGTCGGTAGAGGAGCGGCTAAATCTTTATATGGATCTTGTGTTCAATCATACTTTCTAAACATTGATTGTTCAACGACTCATCAGATTACTACTGCTCCAACAATGCGCCAAGCTGAGGAAATCATGTCTCCTCAACGAACGGCCATTACCAGATCGAGAGGTCCTTTGTTTAAGTTTTTAACCGAGGGATCGATTAATAATACAACTGGTTCTAAGGCTAATCGCGTCAAACTCGCCTCGACTAAGAAAGGCGTTGAAAATTTCATTACCGGATCTTTACTTGAGGTACGTCCAATGAGTATCGACAAGCTTCAAGGCCTTAGATGTAAAGTAGCTACAATTGACGAATGGCTGTCTGGAGACATACGCGAGGACGTCGTTGGTGCTATTGAGCAGGGAGCATCTAAGGTCGACGACTGGTTGATTCTTGCTTTGAGTTCTGAAGGAACCGTACGAAACGGATCCGGAGACACAATCAAAATGGAATTAATGTCTATTCTAAGAGGCGAATACGTTCAACCACACGTATCTATATGGTACTATAAATTGGACGACGTTAAAGAAGTTGCTGATCCAGACATGTGGGTTAAAGCCAATCCGAACATCGGAACCACGGTTTCTTATGAAACATACCAATTGGATGTCGAAAGAGCTGAAAAAGCTCCTGCTGCACGAAACGATATTTTAGCCAAAAGATTCGGAATTCCTATGGAAGGATGGACGTACTTCTTCACTTATGAAGAAACCGTCACTCATAGAAAAAGAGACTTTTGGTCTATGCCATGTGCACTGGGCGCAGATCTATCGCAAGGAGACGACTTTTGTGCATTCACTTTCTTGTTTCCTCTTGCCGATGGTTCATTTGGAATTAAAGCTAGAAGTTACATAACGTCTTTGACACTTATGAAGCTTCCCGCTGCTGCAAGAATCAAATACGAACAATTCATTAACGAAGGAAGTTTGATTGTTCTTGATGGTACCGTTTTGGACATGACTGATGTCTACGACGATCTTGATAGACACATCATAGATTCAGGTTATGACATTCGTTGCTTTGGTTTTGACCCATATAATGCAAAGACCTTTGTTGAGCGATGGGAAACCGAGAATGGTCCATTTGGAATCGAGAAAGTAATCCAGGGTGCCAAGACAGAGTCTGTTCCACTAGGTGAACTAAAGGCTTTGGCTGAAGAGAGAATGCTGATGTTTGATCAAGAGCTATTCAGCTATACAATGGGAAACTGTATAACTCTCGAAGATACCAATGGAAACCGAAAGCTTCTTAAAAAACGACGCGAACATAAGATCGATAATGTATCCGCTTTAATGGATGCTTATGTTGCTTTTAAAGCGCATAAAGACATGTTCATATAATTTTGTAAAATTCAAAATGGAATTAACGTCCATTAAAGAAAGGAGGAAGACATGGCAAAAGATTTTACGTTAAGTAGTCGAATTAAGAACGCATGGAACGCTTTTAAGAATGACGAATCACAGACGTATAATTATATGGATTTTGGTTCTAT